CCCGTAAAAAAAGTTACTACGCAAGACATGATGCACAAGGGAAGACAACAAGCAAACTGTCAGCAAAATACTGGTCCCACAAAGTCAAGTGGTAGAATAGATATAAAGGTTTAAGAGAATGGCAGAATCAAAAAACCCTAAGTTTGATAGGGCTTTTGCAGCAGCACGTAAAAAGTTTAAAAAAACTGGCGATGCTAATGACTACACTTTTTATTTTAAAGGTGAAGGTAGAGAAGGCAGATTTACGGTAAATCAAAAAGGTGAAACTAAAAAAAATCTTATGGCTAAGTTTGCTCCCGGCAGTAAAAATACAGGTGCAAACTATCAAGTAAAAGGTAATGCAAACGTTCGCCCTAAACTACGCCCTAGAGATAACACTGTTGTTAGTGAGAAAAAACCTGAAGTTATATTAAAAACAATTTTACCACCTGCAAAAACTTCAGAAACAAAAGGTGATCTTGCAATAGATAAACTTAAAAAACGTATTGAAGGTGCAAGAAGTGCAGCAGAGGTTAAAAAAATTATTAATCAAAGTAGCACTATTAAAATTTCAGACGCTAAGATAGAAACTCTCTTAGGTAAATTAAATGCAGCAGGACTTTTTAATTTTAAACCAACAAAACCTAAACCTGCTCCTAACGTAAAAAAACCTAAACCCACTATTAAAAAATCTAATAGAACTGTAGCTAAAAATAGAAAAATGTCTAATGCTGCTGTTGTAAAATTCTTTAAAGAGATGTACCCGTCAAAACTAGCTAATATTAAAATAGGGGATACTATATCTTTTGATCCAATTAGAGAAAACTCAGACGGTAATCCAGCAATACTAATGATCAGAAAAAAAGGTAAATAAAATGTACGGAACCAAAAAGAAAACATCAGGCTATAACAAAGGCGGATCAATGCCTATGGTTATGAAAGAGGGCAAGAAGGTACCAGCCTATGCTGCTGACGGTGTTGGCAAGATGAACAAAGGTGGTATGACCAAGAAGAAAATGATGGGTGGCGGCATGGTGAAATACAACAAGGGTGGAATGCAATCTAATCCCGGTACAGTAAACACTATGGCAACCTCAAGCTTTCCTTCTAAGGACTCTGTAGTAAACAGAAAGCCTATGACTAAGAATGGCACCATGACCTACAACATGGGTGGCATGGTTAAGTCTCAGGTAGATAACCTTAAGAAAAAGAAAAACGCATAACGGGGTTGCAATCTTGTATGTAGTATGATAGAGTAACCTGTGGTATAACTGTCTCTGGTAAAAAGGAGATAACCATGTTTAAACGATTTATTAAAGCACTACAGGAAAGCCAACAACGAAGAGTATCATACTGGCAACTTAGCAATATGACGGACTCAGCTCTAAAAGACATAGGGGTCACACGTGGTGAAATTAAACAAAAGTTCTACGGTAAAGAAAGCACCTAAAGCAAAGCCAAAGGGGTATGCTAAAGGTGGTTCAACTGTAAATGCGGCGGGTAATTATACTAAGCCTACTATGCGTAAACGTATTTTTAATTCAGTTAAAGCAGGAAGTAAGGGTGGAAGCCCCGGCCAATGGTCGGCCCGTAAAGCACAACTTGTTGCTGCACGGTATAAAAAGGCAGGGGGAGGTTATACCTCATGAAAGTAGAAGCACCTAAAGGCTATCATTGGATGAAACAATCTGATGGTAGCTTTAAAGTTATGAAACATAGTGGTAAGTTTGTCGCCCATAAGGGAGCAAGTCTTACTGCTAATTTTGCAGTACAGAAGGTACACGATGGCACTAGCAAAAAGTCAAAAAAGTCTTAAGTCTTGGACTAAACAGAAATGGACTACTAAGAGTGGCAAGCCCTCAACACAAGGGCCAAAGGCCACCGGCGAAAGGTATCTACCTAAAGCGGCTATTAAGTCTCTTAGTGATTCTCAGTATGCCGCAACAACTAGAGCCAAACGAAAAGGCACTGCTGCGGGTAAGCAGTTTGTGGCTCAACCTAAGAAAGTTGCAGCCAAAGTAAAGCCGTATAGGAAAAAAACATGATTAGATACATAAAACGTATATTGTGCGCCTTGCTTAATCGTGAGTGTTCATGTAAGAAGTGTGTTTGCGCATGAGAAAACTTACAGAAAAACAACAGATATTTCTTGATGTACTGTTTGAGCAAGCACAAGGTGATCCTGTAAGAGCTAAACGTCTTGCAGGTTATGCTGATACTATGTCATCTACAACTATTACTGCTGCACTACAGGATGAGATTGTTGAACTTACTAAGAAGTTTATTGCCACTGCTGGTAGTAAAGCTGCATACTCTATGATGCAGGTTATGACTAACCCTACTGATCTAGGTAATAAAGAAAAGATGGCAGCAGCTAAAGACTTTCTTGACCGTGCTGGGTTTGTAAAGACAGACAAAGTAGAAATTAAAGCAGATAACCCTGTATTTATATTACCGCCTAAAAATGAAAGTTAATAAAACTTGGAAGCTCCCTGAGCCAGAGCTAGTTGATGGTGAGTATGAGTGGTTGTCTGTCGTTAGAGTAGGCAGAGTTGTGCCATTTGGCTATAGACAAGACCCTGAAGATGATGATATACTGCTACCAATCCCAGAAGAACTAGAAGCTTTAGAAGAAGCTAAGAAATATCTAAAGCAATATAGTTACAGAGATGTAGCCAACTGGATAAGTGAGAAGTCAGGTAGATATATCTCTCACGTGGGTCTAATGAAGAGAGTTAAACTTGAACGAAAACGTAAAGCAGAAGCTTCAACGCAACGCTATTACGCTGAACGCTACAAAGAAGCGGCGGCAAAAGCGGAAACCCTTGAAAGAAACCGTATTGGAGCCAGAGCTTCAACCAGTTCCAGCGAGAGTGAAGCCAGAGCCGATTGAGGTAGAGAAAGCTCAAGACGTTATCTTTGAGCCTAATCCCGGTCCTCAGACAGACTTTCTCTCAGCGTCAGAACAAGAGGTACTATATGGTGGAGCGGCTGGTGGTGGTAAGTCTTTTGCTATGTTGGCCGACCCTGTTAGGTATTTTAATAATCCATTATCTTCTATGCTGTTGGTACGGAGAAGCACAGAAGAACTCAGAGAACTTATCTCAGTCTCCAAACAGCTCTACCCAAGAGCAATCCCCGGGATTAAGTTTATGGAACGTGACAAGACGTGGGTAGCTCCAAGCGGTGCAACTCTCTGGCTCTCATACCTAGATAGGGACGATGATGTACAAAGATACCAAGGACAAGCTTTTAACTGGATTGGTTTTGACGAACTTACACAATGGCCTAGCCCTTATCCTTGGAACTATATGAGATCACGCCTACGTACTACTAGGAATAGTGGTCTAGGTTTATATCAAAGGGGTACTACTAACCCCGGTGGAGCAGGTCATCAGTGGGTTAAGAAGACTTTTGTAGACCCAGCCCCACATAATACTAGCTTTAATGCTACTGACATGGAAACGGGAGAGGTCATTGCTTGGCCTAAAGGTCACACAAAAGAGGGTCAGCCGTTGTTTAAACGCAGGTTTATTCCTGCTACTCTATTTGATAACCCGTACCTAGCTGATGATGGACTATATGAAGCTAACCTACTATCACTACCAGAGCATCAACGTAAGCAACTACTTGAAGGTAACTGGGATGTAAATGAAGGTGCTGCTTTCCCTGAGTGGAATAGACAAGTACACGTCATAGAACCCTTTGAGATACCCAGTGGCTGGGCAAGGTTTAGAGCATGTGACTACGGATACGGTTCTTACTCAGGGGTTGTTTGGTTTGCTGTAGCTCCTGATGAACAACTGATTGTTTATAGAGAAATGTACTGCTCAAAGGTTATAGCTACTGACCTAGCTGATATGATACTAGAAGCAGAGGATGGAGAGAAGATACGCTACGGAGTCCTTGACTCATCCCTCTGGCATAAGCGTGGGGATACTGGTCCAAGTCTAGCTGAACAAATGATTATGCGGGGCTGTAGGTGGAGACCTGCTGACAGGTCCAGAGGTTCAAGGATTGCAGGTAAGAATGAGATACACAGACGATTACAAGTAGATGACTTTACAGAAGAACCAAGGCTAGTCTTTTTTAATACTTGTAGCAATACTATCTCACAGATACCAGCTCTACCACTGGATAAGAATAACCCTGAAGACGTAAACACACACTCAGAAGATCACCTATACGATGCAATCAGGTATGGGGTTATGACAAGACCACGAAGCAGTTTGTTTGATTTTGACCCTGCAACACAACGATCAGGGTTTCAAGCAAGTGACCCAACCTTCGGTTATTAAGGATACACTATGGACGAATTTGAAGAAAGCATGGGCATGGACGTTGAAGAGGCTACCTCTTTGGATGACATGAAAGAAGATACTTATAGTGATCCTCTCGCAGGTAGCATTGTAGGCCTTGTACAGAAACACTATAAGAAAGCATCTGACGCCAGAGAAACAGAAGAAACACGTTGGATACAAGCTTACCGTAACTACCGTGGCCTTTATGGTCCTGATGTACAGTTTACTTCTACAGAAAAATCCCAAGTCTTTGTCAAAGTAACTAAGACTAAAGTCCTTGCAGCTTACGGTCAGATCATTGAGGTACTCTTTGGCAACAATAAGTTTCCAATCACTGTAGACCCTACTGTACTTCCTGAAGGTGTAGCTGAGTCTGTACACTTTGAATCTAATGATGAGATAAAGAAAGCACAAGGTCCAAGCCCAGAAGATACTAAGCTACTTCCCGGCGAGACTATGACTGATCTTAAAGAACGTCTAGCTGGTTTAAAGAATAGCCTAGCTCCTGTAGAAGATCAACTTAAAGAAGGTGTGGGTAGTACACCTACACAGATTACATTTCATCCAGCAATGGTATCAGCTAAAAAGATGGAAAAGAAAATCCATGATCAGCTTGATGAATCCAATGCAAACAAACAGTTACGTGTAGCTGCTTTTGAATGCGCCTTGTTTGGTACAGGCGTAATGAAAGGTCCGTTTGCTATAGACAGAGAGTATCCTAATTGGAATGAAGAGGGTGAGTATAGCCCTACTATTAAAACTATCCCACAGACTTCCAGTGTATCTCTTTGGAACTTCTACCCTGACCCTGATGCAGCTAACATGGATGAGGCTGAGTACGTTGTAGAACGTCACAAAATGTCACGTACACAAATACGTAATCTTAAAAGACGTCCCTTCTTTAGAAGCAATGCTATAGACCTTGCTATAGCTGACGGTGAGTCTTACACCAAAGAATGGTGGGAGCAAGCTATGGAAGATGACGCTCAGGAATCTAAAGCTGAACGCTTTGAAGTCCTTGAGTTCTGGGGTAACGTAGACACTGAGGTTCTTGAAGGACACGATATAGACATTCCTTCTGAACTATCTGACATGGATCAAGTCAGTGTAAACATATGGGTATGCAATGGTAAGGTATTGCGTTTAGTTATGAACCCATTTACTCCTGCTATCATTCCCTATTATGCAGTACCATATGAAGTAAGCCCATACAGCCTGTTTGGTGTAGGCATTGCTGAGAACATGGATGACACACAGACACTAATGAATGGCTTTATGCGTATGGCTGTTGACAATGCTGCTCTGTCTGGTAATATGTTGATTGAAGTGGACGAGACTAACCTAGTTCCCGGCCAAGACCTTTCAGTATATCCCGGCAAAGTCTTTCGTCGCCAAGGCGGAGCGCCGGGACAAGCTATCTTTGGCACCAAGTTCCCCAACGTATCCAATGAGAACATGCAGATGTTTGATAAGGCACGTGTATTAGCAGACGAGAGTACAGGCTTTCCCAGCTTTGCTCACGGTCAGACAGGAGTACAAGGTGTCGGACGTACAGCTTCTGGCATTAGCATGCTCATGTCTGCTGCTAATGGTTCTATACGGAATGTAGTAAAAAATGTAGATGATTACCTACTAGCACCACTAGCTAAAGCATTCTTTAACTTTAACATGCAGTTTGATTACGATGATGCAATCAAGGGCGACCTTGAAGTTAAAGCACGTGGTACTGAAAGTCTTATGGCTAATGAGGTACGTAGTCAACGCTTAATGCAATTCCTTGGTGTGGTACAGAACCCTGTACTAGCACCCTTTGCTAAGATGGATTACATCGTGCGTGAGATTGCTAAGTCTATGGACCTTGATCCTGACAAATTGGTCAACTCAATGGGTGATGCTGCTATACAAGCTGAACTACTTAAGAAGTTTCGTGAAGAGAATCCACCGCCACCACAAGCAGGTCCACCACAGGCAGCTCCACAAGGAGGCCCACAGAAGCCACCAGCAGGCGCACAGGTACAAGATACCCAAGGCAGCGGTGGGGGTACCATAGGTACAGGCACAGCACCACAGCCGGGAGAACAGGGCTTCTCAGCTAATACTGGACAAGGACCAATGCAGTGAGTTTAAAACTATTAGTAAATAACTCAGAAGCATGGAATGCATTTGAAGCTGAACTAGAAGAACGCATTCAAGCTAGTTACAAACAGTTTGCCCAATCAGATGAACAGCATGTTATGTACAGGGTGCAAGGACAGATTTATGCCTTGCAAGCTTTAAAGCAACTTAGATTAAAGGTTAATGCTAATGGCTCCTAAAACATCTTTATTTCCCCCTAACCGTCAAAAAATTAGAAGGGCAGAAGAGGCAAGAAAAAATCAAATAAAAACTATGGGTGATTTAGAGCTTACTGCTGATATGCAACCACAGTTTGTTGGTCAGATGACTCAAGAACAAAAAGATTTTATAGGGGGAAAGAACCCAGAAAAATCTAAGTTCAGAGAAATACTTACTTATCTTGATGATCCTATAGCTCAATACGGATTTGACCCTGATAGAATCAGACTTCAAGAACCAGATAAATATCAAATTCAAAATGTTTGGAGTTCAAAACGACCAACAACTACAGATGCTAATGCTGAGTATAATCCCGGGTATACAAAAACAGGGCCAGATAGATTAGATATAGAAAAAGATATTATAAAATATGGAGTTAAACTTGGAAGCTCTAAAGAAATTATAGCACATGAAGCTCGTCACAGGGGATTTCAACTGTTACGTGATATGCAGTTAGAAGGTTCTGAAGAAGATCAAAAAGCTTGGATTGAAAAATATGGACGAGAAGCAGCAGGGTTACTAGACATTTATTTTAGCCGAAACCCTAGACATAAATTTTCTGCAGAAACTATAAATGAAATTAGAGACCGCCCAGATGCAAAATTTAATTCTCCAAAATTTGATGCAGAAGGAAACCCACCTAACATGGGCCTTTTTCGTGGGGGAGATAGAAATGCAGCTATACAATTTGTTCCTCTTGAAGATTTAAGAGAGTCAAAAAAATCTGGTCGCATTGAATTTTCAGGGGATTTTAATGACCTTGGTGGCAATCTTAGAGCCAGTCTTAGTAATGAGTTTATAAACAAAGCTTTTCAAGGTTTAGATAAAGCTGCTAAAGACGCAATGAAAAAACAAAAAGATGATTACAGAAAGAAGATGACTGTAAGAAGTCAAGAAGGTGAAAGAAAGTTTGCTAATGGCGGTTCTGTAGAAGATCAAACAGGGCAAGCTTTTAAAGGTATGGGCTATGGAGAAATTATAGCTGACAATCTTATTGGTTTAGACAACGAGTATGAAAGTCTTGGAGAAAAAATAGGTAAACAGTTTAATCAAGATGAAGCAGCCTTCTTAAAAAAGATGGGTGTTGGCATGTATGAGGGTGCTAAAGATTTTATTTCTGCACCTATTGAAACTACCAAAGAAGGTTTTAAAGAATTTGCCACTGGTACTACAAACTTTTTATTTAAAGATTTAGACACACGTCTACAAGAAATGTTTAAAACAGATTACAATAATGCTACACCAGAACAAGTAACTAAAGCAAGAGAGTCTGTACTAGGAGATGCTGTTATTGCTTCTGGAATACTCCCTGCAGGTAAAGTAATTGGAAATGTAGTTGAAGGTGCTGTAGATATAGGGACTAATGCATCACGAAAAATAGATTTATCTAAAGTTAATTCTGCTATGGCTAGAGCAAATGAGGTAGCTGAAGATATTGAAGGCAAGATACAACAAAGTCCTGTAGGTACACTAGAAAGAAAACTTAGGTATGAACAAATGGGCAAGGGTAAAGGTAAACAAAACTCTGCTCAAACAGCCGCCGCATTAAATTTAGGTTATACTGAAATAGGTTTTCATTCTACAAGAAGGTATAATCCTAATGAAGAGATTGAAGTTTTTAAACTTCCTGACGAAGTTTTTGCTGATAGAGCTGCAGATAAAGGTATAACTTTACAAGAACTTCTTGATAATGAAGGTTTAACTTTTAATAATAAAAACAATGCACATGATTTTTTAGGTGTTCATGTAGGTACTACTAAAGCTGCAGCAGATCGTTTTTCTGACCTTAGTTTTGAAAAAGGTTTACCTGAAATGGAAGGCTCTAGAACTTATCAATTAAGATTAAAAACAAACAAACCTTTTTTAGATGGCAAAAAACCTTGGACAGAAAAAGGTTTAAATACTTTCTTAGTTAAAGAAATGGATAAAATAAAAAACGGACAAGTTTTTGAAAAAATGCAAATTGTAAGAAGGCGTCTTGCTGAACAGGGTTACACCCATGTCCCTTATATTAATAATGTAGAAGATAAAAGAAATATTAGCTATGCTATGCTGGTAGATAGACCTGAAGGTGGTGGCGTAAACAGTTCTGCTGTTATTAGATATAAAGATGCAGAGTTTAATCCTTTAGAAAAGTTTAACAGAAATGCAAAGTTTGCCCAAGGAGGGGTAGCAATGAAAGACCAAATGGAAATGAGCTTTGGGCAAGCAGAGACAGTAGACCCAGTGTCAGGTAATGATGTACCCCCCGGTTCTCTACCTGTAGAAGTACGTGATGATATCCCTGCACGTTTATCCGAAGGTGAATACGTTGTACCTGCTGATGTTGTTCGTTACTACGGTGTAAAATTCTTTGAGGATTTACGTACTCAAGCAAAAATGGGCTTGACACAGATGGATGCTGATGGTAGAATTGGCGGTGAGCCTATAGAGCCACAACAAGCAGAGCTTAGTGATGATGACTTAAATAGTATTATTGAACAAGCAATGCAACAAGAACAACCTATGATGGCTAATGAGGGTGGTGTTGTAGGTTATAAACACGGTGGGTATCATCCCCCTGATTTCTTAGGTATGAGTGTCTTTGGTGATACAACTAAGAAAGATGATACTTCTGCAAATCAATTCTATGATGTAGGTGATTACAAACCAACAACAGGTGACTATGGACCAGACCCAGAAGCTCCACCAACTGTAGCAGCTCCTGTAGTTGCTGATCCTGTGTGTCCTACAGGGTACAGATATGACAGGAATCAAGGAAGGTGCGTAATTATAGATGGGGGAATAGATGATGTAACTCAAAAAGCAATTCAAAATTATCCACGTGTATCAACAGTTGGACCGGGTGGCAGTAAAGGCACAGGTGGTTTTGGTGGAAATGTAGATTGGGATGATGCTACAGCAGTACAAGAGTTTGCTCTTGGTAAGTTTGATCGTGAAGGCACAGAAATTTCTGGGGGTGTAATGTCACCTATTGAACCTTTTGGTCTAGATGCAAAAGCACAAAATCAATTATCTGGTGCAGCCCTATTAACAGGTGCCGCAACAAATCCTGTATCACTAGGGTTGATGGCTGCTGGAAAAGTTTTTCAAGGTTTTGATGCAAAAAAAGATTTAGCAGGATTAAGGGCTTCAAGAATAATAGCAACAGCTAAAGGACATAATCAAGTTGCAGCAAATATTAATAAAGAACTACAAAAGTATGAAAAAAAGTCGGGCCTACTTAAAAGTACTATAGGCACTGGGTACAACTATGCTTCTGATGTACTAGGTATTGATAAAGAAGAACTTGAAAAATTTATGTCTGTTATGGACAATAAGAATGCAAAACCAAAGTTTAAAACTGAAACTCAAGTAAAGCTACAAGAAAAAATCTTAGCTAAAAAAGAACAAACTGCTGAACTTGTAGGAAGGTCTAATGAGTCAGAGATAGAAAAAGTAGAGGCTAAGAATGCGTCAGAAAGAGCAATTCAACAAGCACAACAAAACCCAATAACTCAAAGTAGAGCTACTCAAACTTTCTTCCCAAATTATACAGGTGGTGGTAGTGCCGCAGGAAATCCTACAACAGGTGAAACTATAACTAAATCGGCTAATAAATTAAACTGGAGTGATGTTCAAACATTAAGAAGTCATGATAGTGCAGCCAATAGACAAAAACTTGCTGAGTGGGAAGCTAGTAGTAAAACTACAGATGGTAGTCATTCAGGTGCAACAAAAGGTGAGTCAGGGTGTTTCTTAACAACTGCTATAGTAGAACATAGAGGTGAAGCTGATAACGGTCCTACCTTAACAAAACTCCGTAACTTTAGAGATACCTACTTAGCAGACTATCCAGAAGAAGTTAAGAAGTACTACCAAGTTGCACCTAAAATTGTTGCAGCAATACCTAAAGACAGTCCTACATGGGATTGGGTGGGTAAACAAATTGACTCAGCTATTCAGTACATTGATGATAACATGCTGGATAAAGCCCATGAAACTTATAAAAGTATGGTACTAGAGTTAGAAACAAACTGGTTAAAGAAAGCGTAAACTATGGAAAAAGATGCTTATACTGAATATCTTGAAAATGTTCAAACTCGTGTAATGAGTCTCTCTGATGAAGAAAAAACAATTCTAACTAGATTTAGAGAAACAAAAGAAGGGATTTTAATTGCTAAAATAGTTGGTCCTGACATTGCTGGAATAGGTGGTGTTCAGGTAGATCAATTTGCAGAAGCTACTAACAATAAAAATAAAATGCCTACACCACAAGGTTTAGGTGCAAGACCACAACAATAAGGCTACCCAGCTACGGCTGGCCCCAACATAAGGAAATAATATGCCTGAACTACAAACTATGGAATCACCAAAAACTGCAGGGTTCGTAAACCCTAACCACAATAACCGTAACCGTAGGCGGATTGAAGAAGACGAAAAAGAAATTCAAGAACTTGAGGGTAAAACCCAAGAGGAAGAAGAGGTAGCAGTAGAAGCTACTGAAGAAGAACCAGAGGTTGAAGACAAGAACCTTAGCCGTGAAGAAAAATCTTTTAAAAAACGTTACGGTGATGTACGGCGTCACATGCAACAGAAAGAAAAAGAATGGGAGTCAAAGTTTTCTGCACTAGAAGCTCGTTTAGGTCAGGAAAACATTCGGCCTCCTAAATCAGATGAAGACATTGAGACATGGGCTGCAGAGTTTCCTGACGTAGCCAGCATTGTAGAAACCATTGCTGCTAAGAAAGCTCAGGAAATGTTTAACAAAGCAGAAGACCGTCTGCAAAAGTTAGATGCCAAGGAAGCAGAAATGACACGTTCCTCTGCAGAGCAAGACATACGTACTTCTCATCCCGACTTTGATAAGCTACGTGAGGCTGATGATTTTCATGACTGGGTTGATGATCAACCTAAGTGGGTCCAAGATGCTCTCTATGAGAACTCGGATGATGCAGCTTCAGTAATTCGTGTTATTGATCTATACAAAGTAGACAATGGTATGACTAAGAGTGACTATGCAGCAAAGCGTAAGGCTGCTGCTGGTACCGTTAAGAAAGCTTCTAAAGCCAAGATTGACGCAGAAGAAGCTGCAGGTTCCTTTACGGAATCTCAGATTGCTAAAATGTCTGCACAAGAATATGAGAAGCAAGAAGAAGAAATTACTAATGCAATT